GGATTAATCCACTATTTGTATTTTAATGGCGCTGTAGACCATAAACTCATCCACTACTAAAAATTTTTAGAAAATTTTTTGATTTACATTTTTGTATAAATGATGATCGCTGACTATTTAGTCAAGGCGTAATTAACCATATACCCAAGCACCCGTTGAAAATCCACTGTCCTATATTTTTGGGCAAGGGTATACCCTTCGGGAAATATTCAAATTTCAAAATAATGGTATATTGTACCATTATTTTGAAATAGTGGATTAATCCACTATTTGTATTTTAATGGCGCTGTAGACCATAAACTCATCCACTACTAAAAATTTTTAGAAAATTTTTTGATTTACATTTTTGTATAAATGATGATCGCTAAAATTAATAAAGTCATCAACGACCAAAAATACGACGTTTGAAAATATATTTTTTAATGCTTTTAAATAAGCATTAAAAAATTTAAAATTTCATATGAAATTGGAATGGTGTGGGTCGTTTTTCGCGTAGTTTTATCTGCGAGTGGGCTCTCAAACCCACATCATTGGCACCATAAAGAGCGGACCAAGCCGAATAACGCTTATTGTTTTCATTGATTTGGTATTCCGTCTTGATATATTCGGCCATAAACTCAACCACCTGATTTAGGATATAGTTTGAGCTAAAACCCACGTTATCTTGAACTGTAAAATCCGGGGTCTTTACCACACCAAAATCACCACTAAAGTTGCCATCGCCGGGGATATTGTATCTGGTAAAAATATCTCCTGGAAAAGCTCTGTGATTGCTTAGAAACGAGTCCAAAACACTCTCGATAACTCTGTCTGTGGCTCGAATGGGTCGTTTATCCAACCCCATAGTTTTATGCATAACGGCGTCGGATATCCAAGTTATGACACTCGGATCATAGTATGATTTGTTATAATGTTGTCCGTAGGACGTGGAATCCCACCCAACGTGTCTTGTGTCCATTTATTTATTATTTTTTTAAAAATGAAATTTTTGGTTAAAAATACCAGAAAAATAAACCAATCAAGATGATGACTAAATCTGACGTAGATTCTGATGTAGAACTATACGACATTGCAAATATTCAATTTGGTGTACTTTCACCAGAAGAAATATTAAAAATGTCATGTTGCAATGTTACAGCTGTAAAGGTGTCTGACAAAGGAGAAAATGTTTATTCAAAGTTTATGGGTACCATAGAAAATGGGGAAAGCTGTAAAACATGTGACTTGGTTGTGTGGGAGTGTCCTGGACACTTTGGGCATTTTAAATTAGAAATTCCAATAATTAACCCAATTTTCATGAATGATGTCTGTAGCGTACTGAGATGTCTGTGTTTTGAATGCTACAAGTTTATACTTTCCACGGACCATCTTAAACTTGAAAATATAGTGAAAAAATTTTCAGATATTCTGTTGTGGGTCAAAAATATTAAATGTTGTTATCACTGTGGCACAGAAAAGACTGCTATATCGGTGGTTAATGAAACAATAGTGGATGAATATAAGACCCCAATCGATACTTATAAAATTCTAAGAGTACTCGAAAATATGGATGACCAAACCGTAAAATTTTTAGGTTTCAATCCGGAGATGTCCCATCCTAAAAATTTTGTATTTAAAATTTTTCCTGTTATTCCACCTTGTTGTCGACCATATGTTATGTCTGATGAAAATTGTTGTGACGACGACCTTACTTACCAATTGACCGAAATAATAAAAAACAATCAATATTTAAGCGAAGAATACCTTAATAAAAATGAACTCAAACGAAAAAAATCAATGCTTCAATCATCCATTCTTACAACCAATGACATCCATCAAAAGCACTTGACCAATTTAAAGTTTAGAATATCCACATATTTTAATAATTCAAAAAAGAAGGCTAAACACGCCTCAACCGCAAGACCAATTACCGGCTTAAAGGAACGTATAGCCGGTAAAGAGGGTCAAATTCGAAACAATTTGCTGGGAAAAAGGTGTGATCAATCGGGTAGAACAGTTATAGGTCCGGATCCAACATTAAAATTAGACGAATTATGTGTACCGAAAGAAATTGCTGAAATATTGACTATCCCAGTGCATGTTACGACATTCAATCTACAATATCTGACTGAACTAGTCAATTCAAACAAAGCAAATTTTCTAATTAAGGCCTTCGATCCAAAGCGCAGCATTAACCTTAAAAATGCTATAAACTTTCGCGGTACACTCTTGTATTTTGGGGATATCATAGTTAGAGATGGCCAACAAATAATCATTCAAGATACAAAGTTTGAGTTAAAGGAAGGGGACTCCATTATTAGAAACGGCAAACAACTTAATAGTGTTGTATATCCTCAAAAGAAATTTATACAATTAGAAATTGGAGATATAGTTAAACGACAACTAATGGATGGTGACTATGTACTTTTAAACAGACAACCCACGCTACATAAAGCATCTATGATGGCTCATAAGGTTGTCATTCGCCCTACTAAAACATTTAAAATTAATTTAGCTGCAACCAAACCATATAATGCGGATTTTGATGGAGACGAGATGAATATACATGTACCACAATCTTACGAAGCTATGGCCGAATTAAAAGAGCTTAGTTCCACCTTAAAATGTATAATGTCCAGTCAAAATGGTAAACCAAACATGGCTATAGTACAAGACTCCCTAATTGGTTTATTTTTCTTGTCAAAAGATGAATGGTTCGAACAGACCTTGAACCAGGAGCAATTTTTTGATTTATTAATGGTTCTGAATGGAATAAAAAACTACAAACAAAGAATGGATGAAATCGACCATATTTTGAATAAAGAAAAAATAATTTTCAATAGTCGTTTGTTTAATGGTAAACGAATCCTTTCATTTTTGTTTCCTTTTGATTTCGACTATTCTACTCCACAACTTGAAATAAAAAACGGAGTATTTTTAAGGGGAATTTTAACCAAAAATATTGTAAATTCTTTAATAGCCGTTTTATACAAAGATTATGGTGAACTCGAAGTCGCAAATTTTATCAACAATATTCAATTTGTGACCAACAAGTACCTTATTGAAAGAGGTTTCACTATTAATGCTGACGATTGCCTTAAAAATTTTGAATTAATTAAAGAAACTGAGAGATTGTATCAATCAACCTTTATAAAATCGAAAAATATACAAGAGGTAACAATTAACCCTTTTATAAGGGAACAGAAAATTCTTGGTGCTTTAAACAGTTGTACAGACCAAATTATGAAGAAAAGTAAAGATGCTCTTTCACCATTAAACAACTTTAAAGTTACAGAAGAATCAGGGAGTAAAGGAAGCATATTTAACATTTGTCAGATTACAAGTATGTTGGGGCAACAGACGATAGATGGTAGGAGAATGAATGGCCTAATACATCCTCAAGAAAATGAATTTAAAAATAAAGGTTTCATCGTGCATAGTTTTGTGGAAGGTTTGAGTCCTCGAGAATTTTTCCATCATGCCATGGCGGGACGTAAAGGCGTTATCGACACAGCTCTTCAAACATCTGTTTCTGGTTATGGACAACGACAGGGTGTCAAACTAAACGAAGATATAAAAGTGTATCCCGATTCCACTGTTAGAGATGTCAATGGTAGACTATACCAATATATTTTCGGTGAAGCCGGTTATGATCCTTCTCAGGTTATAATGGTTGATGGAGACCAGACTTTTTGCAATGTTTATAGACTTGTTCAAAGATTAAACAAACCATATGATCAATTTAGATCTTTGAATCCAGAAGAAATCGATTGGATGGTTGATTTTATCCAACCAAGGTCAAATATTCCAAAAGATGTTGAAGATAGAATTTGTAAGGTACGGAAGGACCCTATAACGAAACAACTCTTAAAAATTCAAATTAATGACGAATCAATACCTATTTTGAAGCAAGAATTAGAATACCGTTATTACAAGAGTCTGATAACTCCAGGTGAATGTGTTGGTATTGTAGGTGCTCAAAACATGGGAGAATTTATCACACAGGCAACCTTAAATACGTTTCATGTTGCGGGGTCTACCACAACCGGCACAGTTACCAATTGTCTAACACGTTTTCAAGAAATAAATAATGCAACCAAGAACCCTAAAAATGTCACGTGCAAAGTGTATTTTACAAAGGATAATTTAACCATTGAAAGTATAAGACAAAAAGGTTTGTATTTGAAGCATGCCACTTTGCACGAATTGGTAGAGTCTTGGAGTATAAAAAAGGTGGTAAAAGAATGGTGGTATAAACCATTCTTTAAACTTTACGACCGCGCTTCCGACGAATTTAAAAATTCGACACATGTGGTCAGAATGAAGCTTAAGAAAGACATTGTGTATTCTCAAAAAATAAATATGGAAATGGTTAAGGAAGCCTTGGAAAATAAATTTAACGTTTATTGTATATTTTCACCATTATCTGTCGGATTAGAATTACATGTGTTTTGTGAGCCTGAGATTAAGCTTGATTCGTTTCTTCAAAACAACTTGCTAGTAACCACTATTTGTGGAATTGACGGTGTTAGGAGTATATCGTATCAAAAATGTGAAAAATTGAAAGTGTGGTATATTCAGACCCAAGGAGGAACATTGAAAGACTTTTATGCTTTAGACGATATAGATGTGGAGAATACCTCCACGGATAACATTTGGGATATCTATAATACGTTAGGGATAGAAGCGGCCAGAGAATTTAGAATCAAAGAAATGGTTGAAATTATGGGATCCGGGGTTGATTTAAGCCATATAAAGTTAAGAGCGGATAGATTAACGTTTACCGGTACAATTCAATCATTAACTAGATATACAATGAGAGGAGAAAAACCGTTTTCCAAGGTTGGTTTTGAGGAGATTATGGAAAACTTTTATCGAACCGCTAGAGATGCGGAAGTGGACGATTTAACAGGTGTTTCAGCCTCTATAATATGTGGCAAAAGAGCAAAGGTTGGGACATCCATGTTTGATATTAAATTAGATATTGAAAAATTATGTAGAATTAATGAAGAAACAACCATTAACTTCTACGAGGATGAGGAAGACGACAGGTTTATAGATTATGATGAATATTAACTTTAAAATTTTTTAAACTCTAAAAAGAGTTTAAAAAATAATTAGGTGTCGTATACCTTATTGATAGGTACTTTTATCAAGTTATTATCGACTTTTAAAACACCACGTGGGATAGGGTTAATTGCATCTTTCAAATAATTTTCTAGAAAATAAGGATCATTAAAAGCATTAAAACCTTCCGGATAAATGAAAATGAGAATGGTATCTTTACAGCTTTCTTTTAAACACATTGACAACCCACCAACTTGATTAAAAATACATGTATTATGGATTAATTTAACCTTTTTGAAAACGTCTGTGTTTTGTGTTATTAAGATGATTGAATCGACCTTTAAATTTTGATTTAAAATATTTCTAATTAGGGTTAACAAACGGTTTAAATCATGAAAGGATTCTATGATTAAAACAACCTTGTTAGAAAATCTTTTTTTATTGTGGTAGTCTGAAACCAACAAATCGTCTAAATTAAAATGTTCCGTTGTAAGGTTTGAAAATTTTAAGCCAAAATATAAGCTTAAAACAACCATAAAAACTAATAATATGGAAAACGTTATTTCATACATCTTTATTATCTACCGAAAGAGTGAAACTTGTATATATTTGATACAAACAGGGATCGTTCTCAATCAAGTGGTGCAAAATATCTATAAATTTTTTGGTTTCGGTAGTCTGGCACTCTACAACCTTATTTTCTTTAACCTTAAATACAACTTTAAAATTTTCGTTTAAAAGTTCTTTATACCTTAAGGATTTCTTAAAAGTTTTAAATTCTTCCATGGTTCCTTTAACCACCAATTTATATTTTTTGTCTTCTGTATTTTTGTATTTTAATGGTTCCAACGCTCTTTTAACCGTGAGATATTTAATAATTAATTTAGGCATTTTAAGGTCAATTTCTTCAACCCCAAATTCTTTTCCAAAAGATAGTAAACTTATGGTGTTGTCTACCGATTGTCCGAAAGCATGTTGCATAGCGGATCCAGGATAGTATATATTTGGTTGTGGCCATTGTTTGTTATGAATATGGCCACTAACCACCATCGGATAAGACGTGTTCCATTTATCACCTTCTATGCTTTCAATTGCACCCATTTTACATTTATAAAATTCTTGATGAGCAAAGACACCTTTAAAATTTTTAATTTCATCTTCAACAAATTTAGTATTAATGGCTTCTAAGAACCTTCCCGGAGGTACGTACGGAACAAATAAAAATCTGTTGGTATTGAAGCTAAAATCGGTTACATCGTCAACAATGGTTACGTTTCCCCATTTTTTTAAAGAATTCATCCAATGGTGATCGGATAGGAACTGTTGGTTATTAGTGTAATCGTGGTTTCCAACAAGCACAAATGTTTGATGATTTTTCGAAATAGAATCTATAAACTGTAAGGCTAAATTGAGCGGATGAACATCTATTCTATCGTGATTATCTAAAAGGTCTCCAGCAACCACTATAAAATCTATTTTATTTAAGCTTATAATCTCCTCAATTCTTGATATAAATTTTGGTATAAATTCAACATTTTTCACCTTAAAATGTGGATCTCCAATAAATAGTACGTTTGTAGCCATTGTTTTATTTAATATTTTTTATCAAAAAATTTTCAATTTCTAGATTACACCAACCATTCATAGGGAAACTTGTCTATAGTATGAACTATACCATTAGAAACGATAGTATCAGGAGTCAATATTCTAGCCTTGCCATTAACCAATATTCCAAATGGTGGCCTGGTGAATGTTGTTGGTTCAAATTGAACGCAGTGCACTGTTTCCACAGTCAAAGTATTGACCTGATCTCGAGTTTTATATCTGGTAAAGGCGCTTTGTATAATCATTGTTGTAGTCAACTCGCTGGGCACAATAATACTATTGACCATTTTTCTCGCCGTTTCAAAAGATATGCTTGGTACAATCTTATCTTGTATTATAGGCCCGTAAGGGTCAATACACGCCTTTAAAGTTGTAGTTGGAAGAAGTAAGTCTATTGGAACAAATAGGGTTAATTTAGTCTGAGGATCGTTCAAAATACCATCCATACCGGCGATTTTTACAAGCTCTCTGAAAGCTGTATACTTTTCGATCGCGTCCAAAAGGTTTAGAGACTTGCCTTTTGGTCCTGTGAGACCAAAAGGGTTAACCACATTTTGAATAGGCGTCTCGAAAGGTGGATATTTATCCACAATAGTTACAGTTGTAGGTAAAGCAAAACTCATGTTTATTTGTTGTATTATCTTGTTGTGAGTTTTATTCTTATATTAGAAATTAATTTGCACTTTTTTATTTATATTTTTTAGAATATAAATGAATACATTAAATACTTATACGTATAAAAACAAAGACTTTTACCTCTTGGACGAACTCAAAACGTACGATCCAAAATTCTTTTATGGATGTGCTCAAATGGGGCCGGAAAAAATTATCAACAAAAAGAGTATAACCGAATACAAAGTGGTCAAGTACACCAAAAATAAAGATAATGAATACGAATGGTCCGAGTCAACTTTAAAATATAAAAGATGTAAACTATTTGTTGGTGTGGGGTGGGCTGGTTTAAATATACCTAAACTATGTGGACGAATGGAAGGTTACAAATATCCAGATGCTCCACCTATTCTAAAACTAACAGATAAGGAGTGTTTTAAGGATAAAGATGGTTACATTCTACCTGTAGAAGTTAGAGGGGAAAGAAGTGAAAATAAGGTATACTTTAAGGCTAAAGACATTGGTAAAATATTTGAGATGGAAAACTTATGCCGTACGGTATATAACAAACATAATGGTTATCAACAAAGCGAAGATTATGTAATATTTTCTAATTGTACAGGACTCACAACTGGTGAGTCCTGCGAGAATAAAACTAAACCATCAATCTTCTTGACGTATAATGGTTTGCTCAAGGTTGTATTTTTATCTCGATCCGGTATAGCTAAAGAGTTTAGGAGTTGGGCTACAAAAGTGGTATATACAGCCCACATAGGCACTACCGAACAACGAGAACAACTCTCTAAGCAAATCAAAGGTGGAGGAGCTGAACCCGAAGAAGTTAAAAATGTTTTAAAGTGCAATGTAACCTCTACTCCTTGTATCTATCTGTTTTGTTTAGGTGGTGTTAAAGACCTTAAAGAAAACGAAATTTTCAAAGAAGTTTTAAGTAACCACAAAAATTCAGATAAGGTGTACAAGTATGGTAGAAGCATAGATTTATGTAGAAGAACTGGTGAGCACCGCAGGTCTTGGGCTCCATTAGAAATTAAGTTGTCAAAATATGCTTACATCGATCCACAGTATACCTCTAAAGTAGAACTTGACCTTAAAAACTATCTTTCTAATGATTTAGAATGTCAATTTTTAAAGGTCAAAGGACCCGATGGTCAAACTACAAACGAAATAGTGGTCCTTTCCAACCAACAATTGAAACTTTTGAGCGACAAGTATGTGGATTTATCGAAGGAGTATGGAGGGTGCTTGATCGACATCGCAAAAACTAATATAGAATTAGAGAGGAGACTTGAAACCTTAACCATGTCGCATGACTCCGAAATGGAGAAACTAAAGCATAAAATAGAACTTGTCGAAGCCAAATACAGTCATCAGTTAGATCTAAAGGACAAAGAGAATGAAATATTAAAGCTTAAAATGGAGCTGTTAACCATTTCAAAAAATTAAATTTTTAATGCTTCTAAAAAGCATTAAAAATTAAGATATTACTTTTCGGTTAAATTTATTTTCTTTTCAAACAAGTGTGAAATAAGGACAGTTGTACCATAATATTCATATTTTATACTTTTATTGCTCTTACGGAACTGTTCAATGGTCAAATTACCACCATAAGCTTTCAACAATCGAAAATTGTTTGCTGGTGAGATACGGGTGGTTAAACCAAGCATAAAATGTAACAGCCTTTCAGAATCTGAATATTTGGACCCCCCAACCTTTGTTTTTTCGTCATTTATAAAAGCGAGACAACATTCTGGTGAACAAAATATACCATCAACTTCATAATAAGCATCTGAAATTTCAATGATCTCATTCGACCTTAAAAGATCTGATATATCCTTTTTCTTTGGAATGTTTTCTTTTATGGTGTAAACCGTGTTTGAAATTTCCCCTTTTGTTTTAACCTCGGTTACACCTGTTTTTGCCACCTGTTTAGGTTTGTAGTGGAGTGGGCAAAATATACCTACACCCTCGAAAGTGTGGTGGTCCCAATGACACCTTATAGCTCCTGGTATCTGTTTAAAATTTCTTGGAAACGTCCATAGCTCTTTGACGCGCTTGATTTCATCATAAATCTTAACTTTTTCATTGGCTTCAATTCCATGGTTATTTTTAATCTTTTTTCTATCAACAACTGATAGATCAATTTTTTTATAAGGTTCGTGCTTGTTTTGCGCCATATTTATTAAATTAATTTTTTATAGTCAAAATTTCAATTTTTATATAACGAAGATAGATTGTGTGAGTGTGACTATACAAGTCGAAGAAGAGAAACCTAGATATGTTGTTGAACAAGTCGGATTTGTCTCGAATCCTTACTTTTTGGAGATCTTAGTTTTATGGTTAAAATTTCATTTGTGGATAAATGACAGAGTCTACTATAATTTGGCTTGTATAGTCGAAAGCAGTTTCCGCGACTACAAGGGTCGAATAAATCAAATGCTATAGCAACAAATTGAAATTTTTCTTATTTTAAAAGTATAAATAAACCATAATGTCAAACAAAATAAATATATTTGAAACACCGGTTCTCCAGACTTTTTTGGTCAAAACCAATCTTATTATCAATCTCGAAAACCTGGTCGAGGCTATAAATATATCAAGCGAGTCTAATAGAGCTGGTACCATTACAGCTTTAAAATATAAGAAGATAATTAAGGGGAATGAGAACCTTTTTAAAACCAAAAATGGATTTAAAAACGCGTGCCATCTTGTGATGTGTCACACCTTATTTAAGCGCAAGAAGAAAATGGTCCATATAAAGATTACAAATATCGGGACGTTTCAGGTTATTGGTATACCACAAGTAGACGTTGAAAAGGTTATGTACAAGATATACACTTTATTAGAAAAATTAAATAAAAATAATGATGTATTTACAGCTAAAACTTACACCGAAAATGATAGATTGGAAATTGTGATAGTTCCAATTTTATGTAATTTTATGATTATGTTGGACCAAGAAGTAACAAAAAATATTTTCGAAAATTCAAAGGTAGACATAATCCAAAAATTTATTGATAAAAATTTTGTGGCTTTTTTTCTCCCTAACGATAGAGCTATAACGATCAAAAAATCTTTTGATGTTGGGGAGTTTATTAACCATCCAATAAAACATGTTTGTTGGAATAAGAAACAAGGTAAAACCACCCAGCACATAGCATACGAGTCGTACACAACTCTACTTGATGGTGAACAGAAGCAGAATGCTTTAAATAAAAAATATTTAACTTTTAGGTTGTTTTCTACCGGAAAAGTTCTAATTAGCGGATTCGATGAAAACTTGATCAAAAAGGACGTTTACAAGTTTTTAAAAATTTGTGATTATTTTTAAAGCTTAAAACAAGCTTTAAAAATTCTTCTAACCTATTCAAAAAAATTATACCTTTGTGTTTATATAACTTTGTAGACTGTATATATTTATACCTAAAAGAACCATAAAAATTGTGTTTAAGAATACATGGTTTGCAAAAAGGCTTCTTGAACCTTGGAAAAATGGTATTAAAATTATAATTACAATGAACCCTAACACCAAATAATTTTTCTTTAAATCCAAAGGTGGAACAGGAGGTAAAGGTGGCCCTGGTATAGGTGGTGGTGGAGAAGGTGGAGTAGGACCAGGTGGCACTACAGGTGGTGGAGTTGGCTTAGGTGGCACTACGGGAGGTGGAGTTGGCTTAGGTGGCACTACAGGTGGCACTACAGGAGGTGGAGTTGGCTTAGGTGGCACTACAGGTGGCACTACAGGTGGTGGAGTTGGCTTAGGTGGCACTACGGGAGGTGGAGTTGGCTTAGGTGGAGGTGGTTTTGGAGCAGGTTTAAACACACAGTTCACATCGTTTTTAATGTTATCTATGGACACATCCCTATCTTTAACAATGTTGAATATAACATCACAGAAATTGTCTGGACAAGAAGGGTTTTCAACATCTGTTGTTTGAAGGTATGATTGTGGGTTGGCGCAAGGGGTGAACCAACAACCATCATTTATAACTTTTCCAACTTTAAGGCTGCGATAGACCTCGTTTAAAGATCTATTGACACACTTGCAGTCTGGTGTGTTGTTGACCGCACAATAGTTTTGAACCACCGTGTCTTGAACGTTTTTAGGTTGTTGGTTAAACCAACCACGACACAGCTCACCATCTTTACCGGTCGACTTTAACCTTGAACACTTTGTCATATTTTTACCGGTATCTGGGTCTACGACACATGTATCTGAAGATTGTTGACAAAAGTTTGCCACTATGGTATTAAAGTCACCATGAGTTCCAAACTTTTGTTTAAAATTGTCAATTTGGTCCATAGTATTGACCTTGTTGACGTCGTATATACATTTAAGGTTAGGACCCTTACCATTCCACGTCACTTTTGAAAGCGGGTCTCTTTTATGGGAGTCTACACCTATAAAACATTCGTTTTTATCTGGTTTTGCACAACGCCTTTTATTTGGACATGTGAAACAACAGGCTTCGTGGCCATACTCCCAATCATCCATACTGTCTGTCTTGCTACATGGTCTTATTGTAGTAGTAAAGGCACAAGTAAAGCAACTACATGGCTGCCCGGTATCATAACTAGTTTTAGTGGATTTTTGAACGGTGAACCCATTTACAATAGAAGTCATTTATTATCTACCATTATTAACACTTTTTTAAATATATTTAATTAAAGGTAGAAATGACCTCGTTTTAACCCTTCCAGACCCAACATCCACGTCCTACGGGCTTATTGGTCAATTTGGGCCTCGAAGGGTTAATAATAATAAACGATAGATTTTAATGGCGTTTTTTAACCATTAAAATCTAATGAAATATCACATTTGAATTATGGTTGCATGTACCACATGTTGGAGAACAGTTACCAGCCACAACGCAACTATTGTTGTAAGATCGACAGTCATACTTGTCGCCGCACTCGCACATTGGAGGAAACCTCGTGTTTCCATACTCGTAACAGTGACTTGTTAGACAATTTGGAACATGTGTTTTAGGTCTGAGAATAGGTTGAATTAATGGTTGAAATCCGGGTATTCTACAGTTCGGACCATGGTATAAACCACCTATCGCTCGTATTGGTCCTGGATAGTGTGGGAACGGGCTTAATTTGTTAGCAATTTCAAGGTCAAAACTTGTTTGTGGTTGGATCATAGCTATTAACCACTTATCATTTGTCGATTGTTGGGGTAATGAACCATTGTTTAAAACTGTGGCTTGAGACATCTTTATTTTCTCTTTTTCTCAATAATAAAGATGCCTGTAAAAACCAATAGTTTTATCATTAGAAAAGTCGAACATGAGTTTGGTTTAACCAAAATTAAACCAAGGTTTCCTAAGATGCTCGAGTTGTACCTTGAATTGTTAATAAATAAAAAAAAAGTTAATGGTTCATTGGCAGCAGAAAAATATATACATCGTTACGAGCCTATAGTTTCGAGCGAAGATTCGATTGGTGGTGGTGGTTTTAAAGCGGTACCAAGAATAACTTCGATTAAAGAACCTAACCAACCATCCACCGAACGAAAAGGTACCTTTATGTGGGAATCGTCCGATTCAATGGAGCCTTCTCCCATTCTAAAACGTAAAGTTGTTAGACCCGTTAGCAGTTCACCATTAGCAGCTTCTATATCGTCGGAGCGTTATCGTAAGGTTAAAAGGTCCATTTTATCTTCTTCTAAGGTTAAGAATGAAGAAAACAACCACGCAAATAAAGAAAGTAATATTAAGGAACATCAAACCGTAATTCCGCCCGTAAAAGAAATTAAAAAGGTTTATGGCGATGAAAGATCAAATGTAAAAACTTTTGGAAATGAATACTCTAGGGATGAAGATGACCAAAAACGAGAGCTGTTATTTAAATTTGACCGACTGAAGAAAACATACCCTAAAGTTCATATACCCAACTTTAACATGATGTCTAACCACTTGGATATGAAGAAGACGTACGACCATACCTTAAAAAATTTAGCGGTAGATTCGACCGTAGAAACATACAAGTCGTATTTAATGATGGGATTTATGGGTTGTGAAATTGTTTTGGGTAAAATAGGGTTTGATATGGAGGGTTATACCCAACAACAAACATTGTACATGAGCAAGTATGAAAAGCTCCTTATAGAGCTAGGGGAGAAATCATATGTGCCTTCGGCTGTAAGTAGTTGGCCCGTTGAAATAAGATTAATGGCTCTGGTGCTCTTTCAAACCACAATATTTGTTGTGTCTAAAATTATCGCCAAAAAGACCAATGTTAACCTTTTGCAAATGTACAATAGCGTTAATGGTGTTTACGAGTCACAAAGTCGAACTCCAAAAGTTTATAGTAGTGGATTTGTTAGTGGTGGTAGTTCACCTTTAACTTTTATTCCTAAAACAAAAAGGACAGTTTCAACCACATCAGAAGGTAGGATGAGAGGTCCTTCAGCGACAAAAGATTAATTTTTTTAAAGCTTGTTTTAAGCTTTAAAAAAACGATATTTAGGATTTTTGAACTAACTTTATTTCTGGTCTCAGTTTACCTAAAATCTGTTGTAAGATTGGAAACTTTAATTTTCTATCTTTCTTGACGTTGAACACTTTTTTCTTACAAATTTTTAATGGTGTAACTCATCATTAAAAATTTAACACGCAAAAATTCTTGTTGTACCCGTAAACTCTTTGCGACACAGTGGACATTTAGTCAACAAACTGTTTTTAGAACAAGAAATACAGGTTGCCAAGTGGTTACATGGGGCAAAAGCCACATTTCTGAGGTGTGTCAGACAAACTACACATGTAATCTTAGTTTCTAAATTAACAAGGTTTGTTTTAACCTCAGAAATTTCTTCTGGTGTATGGTGGTCTTCGTTTATCATTAATTTTGGCACTTGTTCATCTTCTTCGTTTGGTATTCTTTCAACCTTTTTATTTTCGGATGGTTCCTTTCTCTCCGATAGGTTGTTTAAAGCATTAAATATATGTAATATTGGATCTAAGGCGTCATCCGTTCTAATTTGGCTCAAAATAAACCCTAAAAGTTCTTCTTCGAATTCTTCCGATGTATCGTTATCGTCTGTGTGGAGGATATAATCTATAAAATCTTGCTTTCTCATTCTAGACAAATTTCTACCATTATAACCAGTTCTATCCAACCCCCTATTTAGAGCCATATTTTTCAGAGTCGTTTTATCACACCGCTTTAGTTCAATTTCGTCCATTTATTAGTTTAATACTTGTATATGAATTATATTTTTATCAAAACGATGGTTGAATTCAACCATTTTCTAGATAATAAAATCAAAATTATAATGGTTTCGAACGACTTTATCTAAGTACGCGAAGGGGAATTCCTTCCTCAACATTAAAAACCTTTGAAAATGGTTCCGAATCACCATTAAACACGTAAAATAATATAAACCAGCCGAGTATAAGTAATGGTATACCTAAACCATCGACAATATTATTTTCTCGTTGAAATGGTAGTACAGCGTATTCGGAAAACACAATAAGGAAGCTTGCCACCACAATTAAAACGATATCTTTTAGAGAATATTTAAGGCTTATAAGAGCCACCAAAGCCGACAACAATACTGAACAGGAAATTAATGGTAGTTTAGGTTGAAAAACAAAACCTTCTTCTTTAAACTCAAAAACAGCCCACAACACACTCACCAAAGCAACCGAAAGAATAGAATTTTTAAGGATTCTGTTGCCTTTATGTTTCAGACTCAAACATACAGATACTATCAACCATCCAAATACATAAAGAGCAACACCAAAGTACTTGCACGCGTTCAACACTGTCTTGGTTGGAGAGTCGTTGTATTTGTTGCGATAGTAGTCTATAATATATTTTTCTCCACCAAACCTAAAACACAGTCCAAATACAACAAGTCCAACCGCTACAGTATAAATCACGGTATATGTTTTCTCTTGAATCTTCATTTATTAGTCGCAAAATTTAAGTTGTATTGACTATACAAGTCAAAAAACACACAATCCACAGAAAATTGAACTTCCAGAGATAATTTAAGTTAAAATAAAGATGGATATACATTATGGTCCAAGAGACGAATCTTTTACAGATTTATTAAAAAGTATTTTAAAATACGCAGAGTTAGATGAACCATCAATAAAGAAATATGTTAATAGTCAAACTCTACCTTTTTTTAATATGGCTTTTACGAGTAGTAGTGCCGACGAACAGTACAACTATGAACCATTTGAACAAATGGGTGACTCAACCATTGGAAAGTTTATTGTATGGAGTTCCTATGAAAAGTTTCCACAGCTTAGAGGTAAGTCTGAAGCTGTGGAAATTGTTGCTCGAATGAAGATTAATTTAGGGTCAAAAGATAACCTTTATCAGATAGCAGAAAATTTGGGGTTTTGGCCTTTTATATCAGCTTCCGAAGAGCTTAGACTTAGAGCAAAAAAAAAACTTTTAGAAGACGTGTTTGAAGCATTAATTGGAGTAATTGAATTTGTAATCTATGATTATTCTACACCTAACCATAGTCAACCCGGATTGGCATATCAACTGATATATTCAATTTTGTTAAAGTTATTTGAACCATATACTTTGAAAATCGATTATAACACTTTAGTTGATTCAAAAAATCGACTTAAAGGTGTGTTTGACCAATATAAAGACACATTGGGCTCTGAAGCTGTGTACAAGACCGAAAGGGTGGTAAAGAACGATAAAAATCTATTTATTTCAAAAGTATATGACTCTTCAAATAATTTGCTTGGAGAAGGTGCTGCAGCACTTAAAAAAGACGCCGAAAAGAAGGCTTCTGAAATGGCTATAATTAACCTCGAAAGAAAGGGATTCAAAAAAATAATTCCAAGCTTGTATTCGACCTTTTAAATATAAATTTTTAATGCTCTAGCAGAGCATTAAAGCGCAGAAAATTGAAATTTAAATAAGAAAAAAATATTAAAAATAAAGATGTATTCTAACCATTATTTTAATTTCATAAAAAATAACCCAGATAAGCCGTGGGATTGGAAATGGTTATCTCAAAACCCCAATATTACTTTTGATATTGTACTCAAAAACCCAGATCAGCCGTGGGATTGGGGGCGGTTATCTCAAAACCCCAATATTACTGATGTTGTACTCAAAAACCCAGATAAGCCGTGGAATTGGGCATGTTTATCTCAAAACCCCAATATTACTGTGGTTGTACTCAAAAACCCAGATAAGTCGTGGGATTGGAAATGTTTATCTCAAAACCCCAATATTTTTGATGTTGTGCTCAAAAACCCAGATAAGCCGTGGAGTTGGGGTTGGTTATCTGGAAACCCCAATATTACTTTTGATGTTGTACTCAAAAACCCATATAAGCCGTGGAATTGGGGGGGGTTATCTCAAAACCCCAATATTACTTTCGATATTGTACTCAAAAACCCAGATAAGCCGTGGGATTGGGGGTGGTTATCTCGAAACCCCAATATTACTTTTGATGTTGTACTCAAAAACCCAGATAAGCCGTGGGATTGGGGGCGGTTATCTCGAAACCCCAATATTACTTTCGATATTGTACTCAAAAACCCAGATAAGCCGTGGAGTTGGGGTTGGTTATCTGATAACCCCAATATTACTTTCGATATTGTACTCAAAAACCCAGATAAGCCGTGGAGTTGGCGTTGGTTATCTGAAAACCCCAATATTACTTTCGATATTGTACTCAAAAACCCAGATAAGCCGTGGAGTTGGTATTGGTTATCTCAAAAGCCCAATATTACTGATGTTGTACTCAAAAACCCAGATAAGCCGTGGGATTGGGATTGGTTATCTAAAAACCCCAATATTACTTTCGATATTGTACTCAAAAACCCAGATAAGCCGTGGGATTGGGAATGGTTATCTCAAAACCCCAATATTACTTTCGATATTGTACTCAAAAACCCAGATCAGCCGTGGGATTGGAGGCGGTTATCTCGAAACCCCAATATTACTGTGGTTGTACTCAAAAACCCAGATAAGTCGTGGGATTGGTGGCGGTTATCTCAAAACCCCAATATTACTTTTGATGTTGTGCTCAAAAACCCAGATCAGCCGTGGGATTGGAGGCGGTTATCTCAAAACCCCAATATTACTTTTGATGTTGTACTCAAAAATCCAGATAAGCCGTGGGATTGGAGGCGGTTATCTCAAAACCCCAATATTACTTTTGATGTTGTACTCAAAAACCCAGATCAGCCGTGGGATTGGGGGCGGTTATCTCAAAACCCCAATATTACTTTCGATATTGTACTCAAAAACCCAGATAAGCCGTGGAATTGGAGGCGGTTATCTCAAAACCCCAATATTACTTTCGATATTGTACTCAAAAACCCAGATAAGCCGTGGAATTGGGAATATTTATCTAAAAACCCAATGCCCTTACAAAAAAAACTGTGGGCTGTTGAAAAAATAGAAGACTGGTGGTTAAACAAAATATATAGTCCCGATTCCAATTATGTTTTAGGTGTAATAAAACCACGATTTGAGAAACTTTGTTTCACGATTTTAACCACAAAACTTAATTAGAAGGCTTCTGAAATGGCTATAATTAACCTTGAAAGAAAGGGATTCAAAAAAATAATTCCAAGCTTGTATTCGACCTTTTAAATATAGATTTTTAATGCTCTAGCAGAGCATTAAAAAGTGCAGAAAATTGAAATTTAAATAAGAAAAAAATATTAAAAATAAAGATGTATTCTTACCATTATTTTAGTTTCATAAAAAAAAACTCAGATAAGCCGTGGAATTGGCGTTGGTTATCTGAAAACCCCAATATTACTTTTGATGTTGTGCTCAAAAACCCAGATAAGCCGTGGGATTGGCGTTGGTTATCTCAAAACCCCAATATTACTTTCGATATTGTACTCAAAAACCCAGATAAGCCGTGGGATTGGCATTGGTTATCTCAAAACCCCAATATTACTTTCGATATTGTACTCAAAAACCCAGATAAGCCGTGGGATTGGTGTTGGTTAT